GGAATGGGGCGACACCATTGTTCAGGTAACACCCGAAAGCGTACCGGCGGACAAACCGGTTGCGAACACTGCGAACACGGAGCCAGGTGCGCAGGAAATTATCGGCGACGGTGTTTTTCTCGACAAGGACGAGACCTATGCCGAAGCATTAAGAAAAGACCTCATTATAAAAGCCAACCTGAACGCGCTGAAGCTGCGCATGAAAGAAGGCGAGGTCGTAGAAAAAAGTAAAGTGTACAAAGAACTGTTTGCCTTCGGTAAACAAATCAGGCTGCGCTTCCAGTCCATACCCGACCGGGTCATTGACGACGTACTGGCGGCAACCGGAAGGAATGAAGCGCACCTGATATTATTTAACGCAATTACCGACGTACTGGAGGAACTGACAGGCATCGGGGAAAATGATTTGAAAATTTAGACTATGGAACATATACAGAAACGAGCAGGTTTAGGACACCTTATGGTGGACATTGAAACAATGGGCGAAGGCTCTAACGCGGTTATCTGCTCCATTGGAGCGGTGGAGTTTGAAATCAATACCGGGGAAACGCGCTCGGTATTTTACCGCAAGGTGGATTTACAGTCCTGCCTTGACGCGGGATTGACCGTTGACGGCTCGACCATAAAATGGTGGCTGCAACAAAACGCGGAAGCGCAAAGGCAAATTACCGGCGGTGGAGCGGTATCTATTCAACAGGCGTTAAAAGACTTCAGCGAATTTATCTCCTGCGGCGTGGATACCTTAAAGCTATGGAGCAACGGAAAACATTTTGATATGTCCCGTCTGGCGGATGCTTACAAAGTATGCCGTATGGAGATACCGTGGAAGTTTTACAACGTGCGGGATTGCAGGACGCTGGTGGAGGTTATGCCGGAAATAAAGCGGGGCATACAAAGAGCGGGCGTTGCGCATCATGCGCTGGACGACTGCCTGCACCAGATTAAATATTGCTCGGCTATATGGCAGTACATGAATAAAAACCTTGTACGCGCCTGAGCCGGTGGATAGTAGTTTGTAATAGTAGCTTGTTTTTGTGAGGGCTTGCCTTAGCCGTAGGGATTAGTTAGGCGGGTCAGCCGCTTGTGAAGATTGGATTAGTGAATGTGGGAAATAATTAAGGGCTTTATAGACGGGCTAAGACCGGAGCCGAGGTTAAGTGTATCACAATGGGCGGATAAGTGCCGGGTATTATCCACAATCAGTACTGCGGAACCGGGTGTATGGCGTACCAGCCGTACACCCTACCTGCGGGAGATTATGGATAAGCTCGGCGTAAGCGACTCGGTGCAGGAGGTCATCGTGATGAAAGGAGCGCAGGTAGGTCTTACCGAGGCGGGGAACAACTGGATAGGTTATACCATAGAGGTATCGCCCTGTCCGTTTCTGGCGGTGCAGCCGACAAAGGACATGGCGGAGCGGAACTCAAAAATCCGTATCCAGCCCATGATCGAGGCGGCTCCTACGCTGGCGGCAAAAATCAAACCGGCGCGTTCGAGGGATAGCGGTAATACTATTCTTAAAAAAGAATTTCCGGGCGGCATACTGGTAATGACCGGGGCAAATTCAGCGTCGGGTTTACGTTCTATGCCAGCGCGTAACGTGTTCCTGGATGAGGTGGACGCTTACCCTTTGGATTTGGACGGTGAAGGCAGCCCGATAGATTTGGCAAAAGCGCGTACCCGCACCTTTCCGAAGAAGAAGATATTTATTATCTCCACGCCGACCATTGAAGGGCAAAGCATCATTGAGGCGCAGTTCTTAGAAACCGACCAGCGTTATTATTTCGTGCCTTGTCCCCATTGCGGCGGTATGCAGGTGTTGCGCTTCGGGCAGTTGCGGTACAAGCCGGGCAAGTATGATAACGTTACCTATGAATGCGAGCATTGCGCGGAGCAGATACAGGAGCGGTTCAAAACAAAAATGCTTGCCGCCGGTCAGTGGATCGCCACTGTGCCGGAAAAAGCGAACTACTATAAAGTAGGTTATCATATCAGTTCCATGTACTCGCCTTATGGCTGGTACAGTTGGGCAAACGCGGCGGAGGATTACGAAAAGTGCAAAACGGATATACCCAAACTAAAAACGTTTGTGAATACCGTTTTAGGAGAAACGTGGAAAGAGGAAGGCGACGCGCCGGATTGGGAACTGGTATATAACAAGCGGGAAAGCTACGCTCAGAATACGGTAAGCAATGATGTTGCATTTCTTACCGCAGGCGTGGACATTCAGAAAGACCGCATAGAGCTGGAGGTTGTCGGATGGGGAAAAGGCAAGCAGTCCTGGTCTGTTGATTACCGTGTGTTATTAGGCAATACAAGCGGCGAAAATGCCCCGGTGTGGCAGCAGCTTGCGGGGGTATTGAATGAAACATGGGAACGGGAGGACGGCGCGTTATTAGGCATTCGTATTATGGCTGTGGATAGCGGTTATAATACCAGCGAAGTGTACGCATTTTGTCGCAAGTATGACCCGTCGCGCGTAGTGCCGACGAAAGGACAGGAGGCGCAGAGCATCATGGTGTCAACGCCACGCGCGGTGGATATATCGAGGAAGGGTAAGGCTATAAATGGCATCAAGGTGCGGCATGTAGGTATATCCATTATCAAAAGCGAATTGTACGGATGGCTGCGCCTGCAACGAAACGAGGACGGTACTTATCCAAATGGCTATTGCCATTTCCCGCAGTATGATACCCATTATTTCAAAGGGTTGACCGCAGAAAAATTGGAACTGAAAAAAGTACGTGGCTTTGATAAGTATATGTGGGTAAAAAAGTATGAGCGTAACGAACCTTTAGACTGCCGCGTATATGCCCGCGCAGCAGCCAACATGATGGGCATGGATAACTGGAAAGACGAGCAATGGAAGAAAATTTTATGGAGCGTACAAAACTTTTCAAAGAAAAAAAATACAATAGTTGACCCCGGAATAAACCCTAAGGAAAAACGAAAAAGGAGGAGTTCATTTTGGGACAAGCAATAGAAGATTAGGAGGGCTTATGGAAGCAACAATTACAGTAGAAAAACCAAAACCATTACAGGAGTTAATTATTGACGCGACTTGTCTATACTATGAATTAACGCGCGAAGAATTGTTCAGTAAATGCAGGCAGCAGACGTTGGTAGATAAACGCCATATCTGTTTTTACATTATCAAGCAGGAAACCAATTTGAGTGACTACCTGCTGGCGCAAAGTTTACAATACAGCCGCTCATCTATTCAGAACGCAATAGAAAAAGTAGAGGGAGAAAAAAGTGTGTACCGGCAGGTTGCCACGGAGATTAAGGATATACTCGCCATCGTGGACAAGCTGCTAATGAAACAAAGTGAATGGGCTTTACAAGAGAGCAGCTTGGCATATTAGAGGCGGCAATAGCGCAGGGCGCGTTAGATGTTAATTACGGGGATAAGCGGGTAACGTATCGTAGCTTAAATGAAATGATGCGTATCCGCGACCTGATGAAGAAAGAGTTAGGTTTGTCCGGCAGTAGCGGTACAAACAATAGTAACCGGAGGTTTGCTACGCATAGCAAAGGATTGAAGTAGATAGGTTTTTTGTGAAGGAAAGGAATAGTGAATGAATTGGCTGGATAAGGCGGTAGCATGGATAAACCCGGAAGCGGGTAAGAAAAGAGTACAAAGCAGGCTCGCCCTGCAAATGATTGATAAGTCGCTGCGTAAATATGAAGCGGCTGCTTCCGGTAGGCGTACCGAGGGTTGGGTAACAACAGGAGCCTCTACGAACCAGGACATCATTAACGCACTCCCCAAATTACGGGAACGCGCCCGTGAGCTGACCAAGAATAACCCGTATGGCAAGAACGGTATCCGCCGTATTGCCAATAACGTGGTAGGAACCGGCATCATGCCCACACCTGTAGGCTTATCCGTTCAGGACGCTGAAAAGATAAAGCAGGCGTGGAAGCTATGGGGCGAAAAGACCGCCTGCGATTTTGACGAACGGTATAATTTCTATGGCTTACAGAAACTCATCATGCGCACCGTTGCCAAGTGCGGTGAGTGCATTGTACGCCGGGTGCGCACCAAGTACGAAAAAGGTAAAATCCCCTTAGAGCTTCAGGTATTGGAGCCGGATTTTATAGACAGCACCAAAAACGAAACCAGCCTCAAAAACGGCGGGTACATTGTTAGCGGTGTAGAATATGACCGCAGGGGTAAACGTGTTGCCTATTGGCTATACCGCAGGCATCCGAAGGAATTTTTTGCAGACCTTATCAGCGACCGCATAGAGGTAAAGGACATCATTCATGTGTACGAGGCGGAAGACCCCGGGCAGGTGCGCGGTATTCCCTTTGCCACGCCCTCTATGCTGCGAATGCACGACTTTGACGATTACGAGGACGCGCAGTTGATGCGGCAAAAAATAGCGGCTTGTTTTTCCGTTTTCATTACCGAGAATGATAACCTTAACCCATTGCCGGAAGGCGGCGAATATGAGCCGTTAGAGCGCGTGGAACCGGGTATTATCGAACACTTACCGCCGGGCAAGACCGTGAGCTTCGCAGCACCGCCCCCGGCAGAAGGTTACGACTCGTATTCAAGGCAGGTATTACAGGGCATTGCCGCCGGTATGGGCGTAAGCTATGAAGCATTGACCGGCGATTTATCGAACGTAAATTTTAGCTCCGGGCGTATGGGCTGGATTGAGTTTCAGCGCAACATTGACGACTGGCAATGGATGATGCTGATACCTACTTTTTGCGACAAGGCGTGGGAGTGGTTTGTGGAGGCGGCGGCATTAGCGGGTTACGCAAAGACCGGGATAGCCATTGAGGTAAGCTGGACTGCTCCGCGCCGTGAAATGATAGACCCTTCCAAAGAGGTAAAGGCATTATCCGAATTAGTGCGAAATGGATTTAGTAGCTGGCACGATGCTGTAAAATCATTAGGCGATAACCCGGACGACGTACTGAAGCAGTTAATAAGCGATGCGGCTGCGTTTGATAAGGCTGGCTTAAAACCTGCTTGTGATCCACGTTATGACACAAATAGACCTGACCAAACGGAAGCAGAGAAGGAAGGAATTTAGCCTCTTATCCTTAATCCCACACGGTCATTGTCTATATAAATATTGTCGAGCTCAGAGCCCTCAAAAATGAAAGGATTGGTATCGTTAGTGATGCCAGCTTCCGCCAACTTTCGTATGTTTATCGGTAGTATTAATCTCGGACGATAATAATCCATTATTTCATAACGCCAAAAGGGATGAAACGGTGGCTCGTCAGGAAACAGCTTATCAAAACTCGGATAAAAAAGGTCTACTTCGTAAAACATTTCGTTTTGATAACTTACTTCTTGAAAACGGAAATATCTTTCATTTAGAAAGCCAGACAAACCTCTATAATACGCTCTTGTAAGTTGAGTCAAAGATTCATTATCGTAAGGTACATTATCATTGTAGGGGTCATAGTAATTTGACTTAACCTTCCCAAAAAGATTGTATGAAATACACGCGACTGTAAAGTTGACGGGTATGCCACCTTGCTTGGATTGCTGTTTATGCTTCGTCATATCACCGCATCCTCCATCATATCCTTTAGCCTCTAAGGCAAATTTTGAAGTTTGGTTGTATGCAATTAAATCAGGTCTACTCCCCTTTATTGGCATCTTCCTTATTCTCATTTCCGCCTCATAGTTTACGGTATAAAGGCTATGATTGATGCGCTTAGAAAGGAAATCAGCTATCGCTTTTCCGGCAACATTAGAAAACTGTCCCTTCTCAGTTGGGTCTGAAAGCTGAATAGGTGGCTGAGAAAAATGGTCATTATTAAAACTCCGTCGTTGGAGATAATAACTATAATGAAGAAGCATTCCGAGCGTTCGCATTAGTTTTTGCGGGCGTGGCGCGTACCCCTGCCCGGCTATTGCCAAATGTTTTACAAAAGCAAGCCTGGATAATCTATATGTGAGATTTGTGGTTTTTCCTGATGTATCTATATATTCAACCGCTAAATTCATGACCTACGCAATAGTTTACTTTAAGCATTCACTTTAATTCAAAATTTCCTTAAATCTTTTTACAAGCAATGCCTTTCGCGCTTCGATATAACCGCCAAAGTCCATCAATTCATAGCTTATTCCTATGGGTATAAGCTGACGTCTGCAAAACTGACTTAAGTCGCATTTCGCCCCCTCTCTGTCGAGCCATACTTTTAGTGGAGATTTATTTTTGGACATATTCTCATTCGCATCAAGCATCTGCAAATTGCATATAGAGTTATACACTTTCCAGCCATAGTTTTCCTTATTCGGTTCAGTTAACTCCTCATATGAAGCCGCAGGGTGCAGGTGGTCTTGGTGAAAATTATTGTTCTTGTAATCCAGGTTTGGATATAGCAATGCGAGTAAAGGAAAACTGTACTGAGAGTCTTTTTGGACAAGGAGCAATTCTTCAATATAATCATCACCGACTTCGATAAACTTCTTTATTTCGGAATTGATAGCTGACGCAGGAAACTCAATAAACGATTTTATCTTCTGAATATCAATATCAGTTGTAAATGCTCTTCTTGACTGCATTAAAACCGCGTCAGTTTGTCCGCCGAAAGTGCGTCTCACAAGAATAGTGTATAGCCATTTTCTAATGACCTCACGATCCGCAGAGTATTCTGTTTTCGTAGAGAAATCTGTGTAAATATTCCTATGGTATATGTAATATAAGATAGGAAGTGTTGCGTTATTTGTGGTTAAAGTATAATCCGTTAGCCCGAACGTCTTAATAAGGTCAAAGAGGCTGAGTACGGCATTCCTTATCTGCTCCCAATTATTCTCAATATTCTCAATAAAGTGATTTTTGAAACTGGTTATTTTAAAACGAACGTCCTTGTGGTAGAGATATAAAAAGGCTTTGAGAATATAATCCTTATCAATATTAAAG